TATGTTTGGTAAAGATGATGCTTGGACTAAAACCAAACAAAGACAAATCAAACACCAAATAAAAACAAAGCCAATGGCAGGACCAAAAGGACAACTGCCTGAACAGCAAGGTGTGGCGGAAGGCTCCATAACTCCCGATGTCACTGTTGACAAAGTTCACGATGACGGACATGAAAAAGAATGGCATGTATTTCGCGGCAAAGAAATGATCGGGTATGTAATAAAGAATCAGCCCGACACCTCTGAAGGTCTATATATTGCTTATGGACATGGACCAGGTCGTGCTTTTGTAAAAGAATTTAGAGGTTTGAAATCTGCTGTAAATTATATAACAAGTCTAAAAGAAGGTGTGGCAGAAGGCGTTGAACAATATCTAGAAGAAATGCGTCGTGCCGGTTACGACATTGTGACCGAACGTGCAACATTATGTCCCGAGTGCGGTGGTCCTGCATACGAAGACAAGATGTTGGCAGAGAAGCAAGATGCCTGCTATCACAAAGTAAAAAGTAGATACAAAGTATGGCCGTCGGCCTATGCATCAGGTGCATTAGTACGCTGCCGCAAAGTGGGTGCAAAGAACTGGGGCAACAAGAGTAAAAAATGAAATATAGAGAACTGCTAGAATCTTGTTGGGAAGGTTATCGACAGCTCGGTATGAAGAAAAAGGGCGACCGTATGGTTCCCAATTGTGTCAAGATGAGCGAACAAGAACTGGAAGAAGATCTCAAAAAATGGTTTAGAGAAAAATGGGTGCGCTTTGGTCCAGATGGCAAGATCCGTGGCGAATGCGGTGGCAGAGACAGCGGTGAAGGCAAACCCAAATGCCTGCCGGCCAGTAAAGCACACAGCCTAGGCAAAAAAGGTCGTGCCAGTTCAGCAGCCAAAAAACGTAGAGAAGATCCCAATCCTGAACGTCGCGGAGCTGCCAAAAATGTAGCAACCAAAACTCGTTCCATGAAGGAACAAGGTATTCCAGAATTACAACCACAGGATCAACAACCGCCTAGCAATTTGAGAAAAGGTCTTGACTTTTTAGGCAAGGTATTTACAGCAGGTAAATTGTTACAAGATCCCAAAGCATTTGCCGATCAAGAAATCAAAAATTACATAGATCCTGCCAGACAAAATTCCAGTATTATCCGTAGAATGCAATCTGATCAAGATCAACAACCATGAGTTCAATCAATGAGTTTTTTAGTAGCTAACTTACCACCCGTACATTCTTATATCAGGCGTGAATTTCTTTATGACTTCGAACGGGGACATGGAGAATACGAGCCCTGCATCTGGATCACTTTAAAAAGTATCAGAGGACAGGCATTTAGAATAGAAGCTTACCTACCCAACTATGGCGCACTTTATGACAAACTACCTTTGCATGCGTTTGTATCACGCACAGAGAATCTTGACACACAGAATTTTTTACCTCTAGACTCATTGCAGATCTGGGACTGCTTTGATTACGATATGGCAATTATACAGAAAGCATTTTTAAAGAATCTATCCTGCAAGTTTTACGCCAAAGACAAACAAATGTATTCGGGCAACTACCTGTTTACTGTAGATAACGCACATCCTGATCATAACATTATAGATACTGGCTACAGTGAATGGCCCGAAGACCACAAAAGTTTTAACTTTATAGAACTGGATAATGGACAGTATGCAGCACAGCCCAACAATCGTTGTTTGTTCTTTGATGCTGCCAGTAATCCCGCTGATATGAAGTTTCCAGATTTTAAAGTTTGTACTCGCAAGTATGTGGTAGAACAAAATCCCAAATGGCGCCTGGGAGACACAGATACAGTGATGTATGAAAAGACCATTAACCATAAAGATGATTATGGTAAAAATCAAGCTTTTAAGTAACCTAGACCGGAGAACAAAATGGCAAAAGCAAAAGGAACTGCAACAGGAAAACCTGCAATCGATCACGTGGTAAAGCGAACACACGTTGGCGGACTAAGACCAAAAACCAGCTCAATGAACAAGAGTTATCGCCGTAGTCATAAAGCTTATAGAGGCCAAGGCAGATAAATACTGCTATGGAATCATTACACAAAGCTCTCAAAATTGCATTTGCAAGTGAATATGCTTTTTATCTAAAAGCTCACTATTTTCACTGGAACGTGGAAGGTCCTAACTTTCCACAATATCACGAACTGTTTGCCAACATCTACGAAGAAGTATATGGCAGCATAGACAAATTCGCTGAGGAAATCCGTGCCACTGGCACATACACTCCGGGTTCATTCTCAAGATTCAGTATTCTAAGTCAAATTGAAGATGAAACTGAAGTGTTACCAGCCGAAGCAATGTTAGTGGAGTTGTTGCAAGACAGCGACAAACTAGAAGAAATGTTCCGTATAGTTTTTAGAGCTGCAGAAGAATTAGGCAAACATGGTCTAAGTGATTTCTTGGCCAGCCGGCAAGATGCTCACGCCAAACACAGTTGGATGCTGAGATCCACGCTTAGATAATCTATCATGCTTTTAGTTTATATTCACGGTGCCAGTGCCACCAGTGAAAGTTTTAACTACATCAGACGACAAATCAAAGGCAAAACGCTGTTGATAAATTATGACAGCAGAAACGGCTTTGAGAAAAATTTAGAAAACATGAAAGAGCTACTGAGTGCTCAACGAGACATGTTTTTTATTTGTCATAGTCTTGGTGGTATATACGCATTACACCTTGCACAGGAATTTGCAGATCAAGTGCTGGGTGCAGTTACATTGAGCACACCATATGGTGGTGCTGAATCTGCAGATGTGGCCAAATACTTTTTACCCTACAGTCGATTACTCAAGGATATTGGTCCCAATTCGTGGGCTATGAAAAAAGCACACGCATTTGATTTACATCGTCCATGGACCAACATTGTGACCACAACCGGATCAGCACCCTGGATATCAGCACCAAACGATGGTGTGGTTACTATTGCCAGTCAAAGTCATAGGGCGGATATCATGGAATTAATCGAACTAGAATGTAATCATTATGAAGTTGTGCTTAATGATCACGTGATTGAAATCATTAAAAAGAAAATAGCAGATGTTAGGTGAAGTACCATACATGATGGTGTGGGGTTTCTTTAGTGCCATGGGCTGGATGACTGCCAGTTATACAGTGGACAAGTTAGCTGCTGAAAAACCCAAAACAGAAACACAGATTTGTACTGAATGGCGAGAAGAAACTAGGCCAGATGGCACATTAGAAAGAACCAGAATCTGCGAATTAAAAAAATAGAACACCCTTAGTACCGGTGTGCGCGGCTGCTGCCTTATCCAAAGGAGTCGTGACCCATGAGTGAAAGTGAGCATCAATGATTTTCGAACTACAATTTCAACAAAAACATCAATTTGAAATTACGCTGGTTAATAATCCTGCTATAACAGCTTGGTTAAATTTTTATACCAGAAGCTTTAATCACTATTTTTGTTATTCTTATAAAAACGAATTAAGCGAAACTTTTGAAATAGTTAATTATAATAACGCCAGTCATTGGTTCGATATTTTAGTACAAAACTTAGATAAAATAAAACAATATAATTTAGAATTTGATAAGAATATTCCTGAAAAATATACTGACGTAAATAGAAAATGGTTAAACGACGCACATAGATTTTATACGGTGTCTGCAGCAAATTATCTTACGTATGCACTAGAAAATGATCCGGCTACATTAATTTTAGACAATATTAACGAAGCTGTTCATAAAATTGAAAGTTCTATAACAAAAAATCCACCAAACTGTCCCGTTAAATTAATTAAACAAATACATTGTGAACAAAAACATATAGGTGAAATTTTTAAGTTTGATCTAGATTGGAAAAAATATCATTCAAAACAACACTATGATATTATACTAGATGCTAATATTCTAGGAAAAAGTTTATTGCAAAGTTACTTAGATGAAGATGATCCTACACAATGGGATACAAATGGACACGAGGAAAGTTTAGGAGCTTTATTAATTTGTTTAGATAAAAACCGAAGTAAAATATATGAAAGTTCGTCGTGGCAAAATTGGCTTGAAAAATATTCTGCCAAAGATGAAAATTTATACTATGATTTTCCTGTTGGTAACTTTACAGATCCAAATGCTACTAACACAATCGCTGAACTTTTTGAAAAAACCACAGGAATTATTCAGGCAAAATTCATTTTATAAACTTATCAAAATAATAGACAATTGACATTAGATTAATTATAATATATTTTTTGGAGATATTTATGACATCAAGAATGTTCTCTGCAGAACAAAAAGCCAAACTTACACAAATCATCAATGAAGGCATGACTATCATGCAAGAAGTTGAAGATCTCAATGCCGGCCTGAGCGACACAATTAAAGCAGTAGCAGAAGAAATGGAAATCAAGCCTTCTATTCTTAAAAAAGCGATACGTACTGCATTCAAATCAAAACTAGGCGAAGAAAACGCCGACAACGAAGAGCTAAACACTATTCTCCAAACTGTAGGTAAAACTCTTTAATGTTTTTGGCAGTAGTGTTTTCAGCAGGAAGAACTGGATCATTATTGGTCGCTGAAAATCTGAGTAACTATTTCGAAGTCCCTGTGATAAAATCTCCTAATTCTGCAAAGGACATTGATTTGTCCAAAGGAGTAGTTATACATACTCATGAAGCCACGCTTGATCTTCCTTCTGATGATGCTATTGCAGTAGTTTGTTCTAGACGAGATGTCTTTGCATCAGTGCTTAGTTTATCATTTTCAGCTGAAACAAAACAGTTTCATTATTTTCCTACAAGTGCAATCAATCCTATAGAACCATTTTATATTGATGTAGAAGTATTTAAAAGTCTTCATCATTATTATAATCAATTCTATAAAATAATTAATCAAAGATCCTTTAACAAAAGGATAGATGTATGTTATGAAGATGTACATGCTGATTTAAAACACTTGTTTTCTAAATTTAATATAGATCAGGAATTATCTTACACTATGTTAAAAACACCATATGACTATACCCAAGTAGTTTTAAATTATAAGGAATTAAAAGATTTGCATAACGACCTAATTTTACAGTATAATAACACATGAGCTATGTTGATGCTTTATATGCAAGGGAAAATGATCGTATCCACATTGTGGAGCGTGTCAATGGAGAGAGGGTATATAAAGAATACCCGGCATCCTACATGTTTTACTATGATGACCCTCGCGGTAAGTTCCGTACTGTCTATGGTACTGCTGTTAGCAGGTTTTCAAGTCGTTCGAACAAGGAATTTCAAAAAGAATTGCGTATTAATTCTAACAAGCGTGTTTGGGAATCGGATATCAATCCTGTATTCCGGTGTCTGGAAGAAAACTATTTGGGAGCCGAATCTCCAAAGCTACAGACTGCGTTTTTCGACATTGAGGTAGATTTTGACCCGGTAAGAGGTTTCTCAAAGCCAGAGGATCCATTTAATCCTATTACTGCAATAAGTGTTTATCTAGACTGGATGGATCGACTGGTTACACTGGTGGTTCCACCCAAGAGTTATAGTTGGGAAACGGCACAAGAAATTTGCAATCAGTATGACAACTGTTTCTTATTTGAGCGTGAAGAAGATTTACTCAATACTTTCCTAGATATCATTGATGACGCCGACATACTAAGTGGTTGGAACTCGGAAGGCTTTGATATTCCCTACATGGTCATGCGTGTGACTCGAGTGCTAAACAAAGACGACACACGTAGATTTTGCTTGTGGGGCCAACTGCCCAAGCAAAGAACATTTGAACGCTTTGGTGCAGAGAATCTCACATTCGATTTGATTGGTCGTGTGCATATGGACTATATGCAACTGTATCGCAAATACACCTACGAAGAACGCCACAGTTACAGTCTGGATGCCATTGGTGAATATGAACTAGAAGAACGCAAGACACAGTACGAAGGCACACTGGACCAATTATACAACAAAG